TTGGCGGCTTCCTTCTCAACAGCTTGAACCCCAGCCATCCATTTGCCTAACGCTGTGCCACAGTCGGCAACGGACTTACCGTTACCAATCATTTCTTTAACAGCACCAAACGCTTCGTTGGCGAGTTTGATCCCTGCAATTGCGCCGCTTATTGTTATTGGGTCCATTTACTTAAAAAGCAATCCAGCCATACAAAGAATCACAGCACCAGCGGAGCTGATAAGGATCAGTTCCAAACGCTTGATGCGCTCAATGGTCTCCTTCCAACGCTCCGCGCACACTTGTTCGTGCGTGTTTATCTGCGCTTGCACTGATTGAACGGTTGATTTTGGCATAGATTTTCCTAATTATGCAAAAAATAGCGGCTACAATGGCCGCTGAATGGGTGTCTAGGGTTATTTTGATACACTGGTAGCAAAAAGCATAGATCGCGCTGTATGCGCGACTACAGGCTTTTAACGCCATTTGAGCCGTTTTGAGCTACTTAAAGTTATGCAATAAGTACAACAAACTGTTTTATGTGATTTTGATTATTCTGTTTCTATTTCTGGTTCAACGATGACTTTACCGTTTTCATCTGTCCAACTCGTTGCAATCATGTGAGCGTCTTTTCGCTCACCAACCACCATCCAACTAATCGTGTCTGTGCATGAATTATCTGCGGCTGTAATGGTTAACACGTTACCATCCACACTGCCTTTGACCATCGTGAACCCTGTTTCATTTGATGTAAAACATTGCACATCATCATTAAGTAAAACAAAAGTTCCAACGGTCATATTAGAAACAGTATCAATATTTACTTCGGCTGAACCTCCAGACAAAACAACCTTGCCTCTGTAGATTAAATCAGCTTGTGGGCCTTCCAGAAAACTGTGTACAAGATTGTGAGTGCTTGCTTTCGATGACAAAGGATGTGGTATTTTAAAACTGCCTGATCCTTTTGATATAGCCCCTGTAATCGTGAAGTCACCAGTGGGCATAAGTCGTGCGCGTTCTGCTCCGTCAATTTCAAAGAACATTCCTGTCGAACCACCAGCGTTGCCAGGGTCTGCACGAAATGAAAGTTTTCCAGAAGCGTCCGTAAAAATTTGTGCAAAGATACTTGATGAACCATCAGAATCTTCAAATCGAATAACAGGATTTGATGACTTGATGTGTAAATCATTGCTAGGCGTAACGCCAATGCCGACCCTGCCGTTTGATTTGATTCTGACAGCTTCCGTTGCCGCTTCGCTTGCGCCTACTTTGAATACCAAACTGGTTGCATTATTGTCGGCGGCAAAAGTGTCTTCAGCAACCGCCGAAATACTTGCCGCTAACAAAATTGCGTCTGTTCCTGAACCTTCATCAGGTGCTTTGAAATCGACTGCTCCCAAAACACTATCTGCGGTCACGGTTGTGTCGCTTGTTTGTAAATTCAGTATACCGCCATCTGAGGTTTTGATCGTTTGATCTACCGTGGCGGTTCCAAAATATGTAGCAAGATCCGTCACCGCAACTTGCATCATTGTTCCAGCATCGTTGAACACCACCCTGTCAGCGTCAGCAACCGTTGTGCTAGTTGCGCTTGTGTCGCCATCCATAATGTTTAATTCTGTAGCTGTACTGGTTACGCCATCTAATATGTTTAGTTCAGCCGTCGTGCTTGTCACTCCATCCATAATGTTTAATTCTGTAGCTGTGCTAGTTACTCCATCTAATATGTTGAGTTCGCTTGCAGTAGCAGTAACGCCATCAAGTATATTTAGTTCTGACGCTGTGCTGGTTACGCCATCTAGGATGTTTAACTCTGCGCCCGTTGCTGTGACGGCTGTACCAGCGTAATTCAAATTACCAGCCGCAATGTTGACCTCTCCAGTTCCCTTTGGGCTAAGAGTCAAATCAATATTTGTATCGCCACCTGTTGTGCTGAGAGTTACCGCATTGCCGGTGGCCGCATTTGTAACGGTCAATTCATTCACCGCACTGGCAGTCGTTGTAATTTTTATTGCCTCATTGCCATTGTTGTCTGCTAGAAAACCGCCGTCAGCAAACTTGGGGAAATTTAAAGTTTTGTTTGACAGCGTGCTTGTACCACTTTCTACAAACGCTTTGATGCTTTGCTGACTTGCCACAGCACTGTTGCTGTCAGACGACATGTCATCTTGATCGAGAAAATCAACTAGGTCGGCGGTGCCTGACCCTGTATATCTGATCATTTTGTTTGCCGCAGATGTTAGACCAGCAATAGCGGTAAGCTCTACATCAGTGTCAGGGTTAGCAAAAACGGTAAGGCTGTTTCCGTCACTACTAAAACCTAAAACTTTCGATGCGCGGTCAGAGGCCGAATCCGTAAATTCAGATGTCGTGATTGTATTCGTCTTACTAATCTTAAAAGTTCTATCCAATTCTTCTTGAATCGCTTGGCAAATGAACGTCAGTCTATCAAGGGCTGACTCATGGCTTTCAGCGGGGAACGGATCATTCTCAACAAAGTCTGTGCCTTGGGTCTGTGTAAGGTTGCGCCGTATTACAACTGTCTCTCCAGACGCGGGGATATTGCCGCTGGTAAAGACAACATTGCCGCCACTGTCGTTACCCGCATTTGTAACCGTGTAATGTGTAGAGAGAGTTTTTGTTGTTTCAGTGCCAGTGCTTGATCGAATAATAACTTGCAGATCAGCGTCAGCAAAAATCTTAAACGCATACGCAAAGGTTGTTGTTGAGCCATCGCCGCTGTAGCTATTTTTAGTTGTGGTAGAGGATACAGTCATTTTTGTGCCGCCTTCACTATGTATCGTTCAAATAATTCAATATCGTCTTTTAATAATTTCATCTGTGCCGCTTTTAAAAATTTATTGCGCACATTTCTTAATTCCTTTGCTTGATCTGTTTCTGAGGCTCCGTAGTATCGGGGCTTTTTTATCAACCACCCCATATATTGCCTCATGTTCATTTCTGTATTTGTATTCTGGTTTTGTGTTTTTATGTTGTTCATAGAAACAACTAACTTGTCGTATTGCTTCGGAGTTAATTTTACGCTTGTGCCATTTTCCGTAATCGCTCTACGCGGCATGGCAATAGGTACTTTTAATCTCAATATTTCGCTTACTACTTCATCAACTTTTACTTTTTTTGGTGCGAACGCATTAAAGGCTTGATACCATTCGCCATCAAAAGCCTTTATTTCTTCACCCCAAAAATTACGCCGTGGTGGCAAATCGTCATTCCAACCCGGAGTCCTTGATTTGACTTCATTAAGCGCACGATAAAACGCTTGCACACCGGGAACTGTTTTTCCTTTGATTCGCATTTCAGTAGTTGGATCAACTTTTTTCTCAGAAAGTTCTGGATCAATTGCCTTTTCAACATCGCGCAACATTGATGAATAAAGAGGTTGAGCTAGACCGCCCGTTAATCTTTGCACCCAACTTTCACCATATCTCGTTGGATCACTTATTGCCCGTGCCGCATCCGCCAAACCCATCAAAAATGTTTTCTGGCCGGCGTTTTGCAACACCACGGCTAATGCTTGAATTTCTAAACTGGTGTCCTCAGAGTCGGTTTGTTCCGTTGGTTTCCATGCATTAAATTCGTAGTAATCAGCGGCCATACCAAACAACGTGCCAATCGGTTCAAGTCTTCCATACGGATACCATTTATCATTAATTTTTATGCTGTACGGTTGATTTGTCATAAGCCATATTTTTCGCATGTTGGGGTCTTTAGGGCCGCCACCTGTTATAACCCCTTGCTCGGCAAGATTGACCCCATAACACATAGCGGAGGTTCCAATGGCGACCCTTGCATAAGCAAGATCACGTTTCGCACCACCGGCTAATATGTCTTGCCGAACTTCTTTTAAAATAGGTGCGGCTGGTGTGCGTTTGATTAATTCTTTTAAAATATTTGCTGGTGTTCTAATAAATGGCAAAATCAAGCGTGCGCCCGGAAATTTGTTTACAAGTTTTGTAAAAGCCTGACCTTTTTCGTCCAACACTTTAGTAAAAGTTGTAATATCCGCAAATTGCCTTGCTTCTGCATTTGCAACCTCACTCTCGCCACGCAATACAGATGCATAAGCATTTTGTGCTTCTTGTTTTGTGCCGCCAGCATCTTTTATTCTCTGGGCAGATCGCGCCGCTTGCGCTCTTAATTCCATACGGTTGCCAATTGCTTTTCCATACTCATCAGCCGCCATAAGGAAACGGCTAGGCAATCGCACAAATGAGCCAAAATAATTAGTCATGTGTCGTATAAAGCCAAAGCCTTGCATACTGTCTGGGCCAACCTCGATTGCGCGTGTACGAGTAAGTTCTACTCTACTGGTTGGGCTTTGCGGTGTATCAGTGCGAAAAACTTTTGCCGCAATTCGGAATGCGTCTGGTATGGTTTCAACCCAACCATGCATTTGATGGACAAATTCTAAGGCGGCAACTCGATCTGGGTCTGCATTAGGAAGCAGTTGACGGGCTGAACCGATTAAACCACCAACCGCCCGTTCTGGTAATTGCCAAGAACGAAATATTGAATTACCACCAAGGTTAATTGTTTGGGTGCGCAATGATGAAAGCAAACCATTTATCCATATTTCAAAAACAGCCGCCCTAGTTTTCGCCGCCCATCCAATCGTAATGCGTCCTTTATCTTTCATCGGGGTTTGCAACCAGCGCTTTGCTAAATCTTCAGCTACTCTTGGCCCACCCGTATTCTCTAAAATATCTTGAATATATTGTGATCGTTCAAGGGCAGTGGCATTAGCCGGTATTCTATAACCAGCCAACGCACGGGCTATTTCAGTTTGCACGCCCTTCATGCTTGCTTGCAGGGAAGCATGCTCAGTCAATTTTTGACGAAAAGCAAATCTCTGTGCATCACTGACATCGGCACTTGGGCCAGCAACAATCCGCGCAAGTTTATCAACCTCTTCAGCCGACTTGATCATCATGTCGCGCATTACAAGCGCTCTAATATTTAAATCCTTTACATCAGACGGTAAGGTTTCAATGGCCCTTTTTGCGGCATCGCCATCAATCCCCAACATGTCTGCAACTTCGCGCGTTGTCTTGTCAGTGACAACACCACCTTTTGCAACTTTAGTTTTTGCCGCGTAATCAATACTGACTTGATTGATTAGTTTCTTTGCTTGTTCTGTTGTTTCAATATTACTAAAATTAAAATCTTGGCCCTTGTACGCATCAGTTTTTGGCTTAAGGTAATCATCGAAGTTTATTTCTGGCTCTGTTACGCGCTTCGGATTTGATGTTTGCGGTTTTGGATTTACGTCCTCTGTTGTTGTCGGACTATCATCAATTCGTGATGTTTGTGGATTTAGCGTTTCCTTACTTAAATTTTCTTCTGTTGTATTTACCGCTGGCTTCTCTGGATCTGTTTCGGGACTGCTGTTTAAATTTTCTGGCTGTGCATTTGCAGAAACATCGTCTATCTCGTTTTCAGCTTTCTGACCCAACTTTTTTGTAAAAAAAGAACCAATGCCAGCGACTTGAATATTATCATCCTTTGGTACGCCATCATCAGGCAATAGGGGACCGCCACGGCGTGAGGCTTCAGCCGCCTGTTCAGATATAGCCATGAATTATCTTTCTACTGTTGCAACGGCGGGGCGAAATTAAGTTCTTGTTGCTCGGCCATTTTTTTTACAGCTTTTGAAACAGGTTTTGCCGCTGGCACGATTACTTCAAGAGGCACTAAAAGATCGAGCGCTTCTGGTTTCAGACGTAAAGTATTGCCCTTACCAACAACAGGGTAAAACCCATTTGACATTTCATTAACCAAACGCCCTATATCCCCGGTAAATAATCTAACTGCATCTTCAGCGGTTAGTTTTACGTTTTGTAAAGCCTTGGGTGTTTTCATCCCAAACGTATCAAGAACCGCCTCAAACGGAATATCAACTTTATATTTACCAAGACTCTTAACAAAATTATCAAAAGACTTGCCAGCGTCGCCTATTGCGCCCCCTACGACGGAACGCGAAATATTTGACACTGTTGCGGGTGGCACACCCGGTGGCATTGGCCCCAACGAATAAGATTGACCTGTAACGTCATCATACCCAATACGATCACCGTCTTTATCAAATTCAACTCTGTCCCACTTAACGGCGTTAAGTGACGTTAGATCACCGTCTAGTTCATCATTTGAACGCATGCGCAGAAACATTTCTTCTAGGTCTTCCATTACTATTTCCCTAGCCGTTTTAAAGGATTGTAATCCGGTGCCAGAGCTTCGCTCGCCGTTACTCTACCATACTGTATCAGTGTTGTTATAAGCGCTTCTTTACTGGTTGCTATTTTTGTCGAATCACCACCTTTATTTGCTTTTTTCAATCGAGTTGCAAGACGAAAAATCAGTAATTCCGCATCAGGATCAACCATGTTGCTTAAATTGTCTATTACTGCTTTAGCTTTTGTCATTGCACTTAGATAAACTTTGTCGCGGGTCTTTTTCTTTTTTTGCGCAAATTGCCAATCCAGCATTTCCGCTTTAAATTTTGTTGCTTTATCTATTTTAAAACCTATATCTAAAGTGCCACTTGCCGCAACGGACTCGGTAAAACCAATTGTACTCAACCCCCAAGTAAGAGCGTTTTTAAAATTTTTGTCTTTAGTCGCTTCAATCAATGGATACAAAACTGTTCGTAAGGTTTGATAATTAACATTAAGTTTGTCGTCATCTATTCGTTTTATTATTTGATCCGTGTTCGTAATCTCTTCATTAATTATGGCTTGAGAAAGTACAAAAACATCTTGGGTGTTGTTAAATGATCCCTGAGAGCCACCACTCATTACAAATTTTCGTGCCAACTTTAATTCAGAGACGGATACAAAGGTACTCATCTTCAATTGGTTAAAAATCTCTGTTTTTTTTGATTCTGGCTTGTCACCAAAAAGATATTCCCGAAACAATTTTCTATCTTTGTCTTTTTCTTCGTCTTGTTGTCTTTGTTCAATATCGTTTTCTCGTTCACGGTTACTTCGTATTATTTTCTCGATATTAGTTGCTATTTTGCTCACTTCAGTTTCAGAAAGATTATTTCGAGCCGCTTGTAGTATATCATCGGTACTCTTATTTTCTCTGAAATTGTCAACAATTTCTTCAGCGTTTTCTGGTTTGATGTTTATAAAAAAAGACAAAGTATCGTTAGCTAATGACATATACATTGTGTCGGCAAAGGTTTTATGCTTTTCAGGCCCAAGAGTATTTTTTGCCTCTTGAAGAATAAAAAAATTCTCAGCCAATGCCTCTCTACGCAATTGCATCTTATTATTAGGGTTCGTTGCAATTTTTAAATTACTGTTTAGATCGTTTGATATATTTGTTTCCGCTTGTGCAATCACTCTTGCATTGTTTTTTCTAACAAAATTTATTGTGCTTTGTGATTGTAATTTTATCGCGTTAGAGGCAAATGAACTTCTAGCATAAGAATTTTTTAATTTGCTTGCATACTTTTTATAAAGTCTTTGACTTTCTTTTTTATACTCTTGCTCCGCTGTTGAAACATTGGATTGTAAAAAATTACCCTCGGCTGTTGCTAGTTCAACACCGTAATTCGAGACCGCCTCAAAAGCCTCCTGTTTTGCCCCCGCTTCTAATTTTTTAAAACCAAATTCTGCAATCTTATCGCCTGTCCTTGCTAACTGTTGCGCTTGGTCAGCCGCCGCGCGTGACGGCGCAATCATTGCAGATGGTGACAACTGCGCTGTTAAAAAACGGCCTTGCCCTTGACGTGGCGCTTGTTGACGCGCCTCATAAGTTGGCACCTTCATTTAATAAGTTTCCTAACACGATACCCACCTTGAGCAAGTGACGTAAATGCATCAACCATTGTGGAACGTGCTTGCATGTTTGACGCCGCTCTCTGGCTTCGTCCTTCTAATAATGTCAATTGACCCGCCAATCTCTCATTCGCCGCTTGTTCTCGCAACTGACCCGCATCTGTCAGCGCTTGCAGTCTAATTGTTTGAGCATCAATTTCTGCTTGGTTTGCGTTTTCCATAAGTACCTGAAGAGGTGTACCAGTGCTGGCTACAACTCCCGCCTTGCGGAACGCCACACCAGCGCGCGCTTGCACTTTTCCAAATTGTTCCTGAAAACGTCCGACCTCTCGTTCACCAACCCGGCGGCGATAGTCTGCATTGTTTTCAGCAACCTTTGCGTTACGCTCTCGAATACTTTGATTATACCGGGCTGTCTTCTCGGCTTGCTCACCAGCTTGACGCAAAGCTCCCGCTTGGCGCACAGAACCCACAACACTTGTTGCTGTTCCAGCAATTGCTAAACCAATAGAAATTGGATCACCCATTCACCCACGCCCACCTTTCCCAATCAGAACCGTCAACACCGTATTTTTGCATTGAGCCTTCGTGTTTCATGCCAAGAAATTTGGCCCATCTTTCAAGCAAAGGCCAATCAGAACGCATAGCCGTTTGCACGCGCCACAGCTCTTGCTCATCAATAATATTTTTCATGCCAAGCCGGACAGCCCGTGCAACGCTTATTCGGTTATTGTGTATGCGTTCACTGGCAAGCAACCACGCCTCGCCAACACCTGACCACAATTTGTAAATTCCGGCGCAAGCAATTACATGACCATTTTCTAAAGCCGTAAAAGCCATATAATCCACAGCAAAAGCGGAAGTAAAATCGCCTAATTGTTCCAGTGGACGACCTCTTTCGTCGTTCATCCGACCTTGTAAAATATCATCGGCGTGCGCCGGCTCGTAATCAACAACAATCACTGGTCAAATGTACTCAAGGTTGCGTAGACAGCGAGGACAGTCATAGGCAACGGTTGATCCTGTCGGATAGTTACCTGACCGTCCGTGTCATAGTTACCATTCAGTTCAATCTCTTTATCACCTGTAAACAAATCAATCGGCGCGTCCATTTCATCTGCACTGGATCGAAACGGAACAATATCTAAGTTGCTAGAGTCACGGCCAACTTTTAAACCAACGCTTCTAAATAGCCGCACCGTCAATTCATTAATGCGTTTAATTTTGCCTTGGCTTGTGCCTTGAGCG